GGTGATGTTAGTAAGTGGGGGGTTAGCGATCCTGTGTGGGTCTATGATAACGAACCACGAAGCAAAGAGATCACCAGTAGGATACAGTCTGCTATTGAAACCAAGCAGTCTGTTGTAATATGGCCTTCTCACATTGAGGAGAAGGACATAAATGACATGTTCCTTGCTGGACATGACGTACAAAATCTGGTAGAATCAAATACATACCGTGGACTAGAGGCAACTCTAAAATTTAACACTTGGAAACGAATATGAGTAACGGCATCAAAGTTAAAAAACGTAACGGAAGAGGTGAGGAACCTCTTAACTTGGATAAGATGCATAAGATGGTGGAGGAAGCTTGTAATGGNATTGCAGGTGTTTCCGCTAGTCAGGTAGAGATTAATTCTGGAATACAATTCTATGATGGTATTACTACTGGAGAAATTCAGGAGATATTGATTAAGAGTGCTAGTGATTTGATTAGTTTGGAAACTCCTAACTATCAATTCGTAGCAGCAAGGTTGCTTCTTTTTCAATTAAGAAAGCAATTATATGGTAGAACTAGAGAATTACCTACNTTACAAGAACATATTACAAAACTTGCTTATCAAGATTTGTATGATAAAGATATTTTTGATAAGTATTCTCTTGAGGAAATCGAGAAAGTTGAAACATTTCTTGACCATGAGCGTGATTTTAAGTTTACATACGCTGGTTTAAGGCAAGTAGTCGATAAATATCTGGTACAAGATAGGAGTACTGGCGAAGTTTATGAAACTCCGCAATTCATGTATATCATGATTGCTCTTACAATGTTTAGAAACTACCCCAAAGAAACGAGGTTAAATTATGTCCGAAGGTACTACGACGCAATCAGTAGACACAGAATCAACATCCCAACCCCCATTATGGCGGGAGTCAGAACACCCATTCGTCAATTTGCATCTTGTGTTCTGGTTGATATTGATGACACCCTCGATAGTATCTTTAGCAGTGACATGGCTATTGGCAAATATGTCGCACAGAGGGCTGGTATCGGTATTAACGCAGGTAGAATCAGGGGAATCAATTCTAAAATCAGGGGTGGAGAAGTTCAGCACACAGGTGTGGTCCCCTTCCTTAAAAAATTTGAGTCAACTGTCAGATGCTGTACGCAAAACGGTATCAGAGGAGGATCAGCTACTGTCCACTTTCCTATCTGGCATCAAGAAATCCAAGACATCCTCGTCCTCAAAAACAACAAAGGAACAGAAGACAACAGAGTCAGGAAACTCGACTACAGCATCCAGTTAAGTGAACTCTTTTATCAAAGGTTTATCGATAATAAGGAAGTCTCGTTATTTTCGCCTCATGATGTTCCTCACCTTTATGAGAGTTTTGGGACCGCTAAGTTTAATGACCTTTATTGTAGCTACGAGGATGATGAATCCATCCCCAGAACCACAATCGGAGCCCAAGAACTTATCCTCAACCTCCTTAAGGAGCGAGCAGAGACAGGTAGAATTTATATAATGAATATCGACCATTGTAATTCACATTCATCCTTTAAGGATAGGGTGAGTATGAGTAACTTGTGTCAAGAAATAACTCTTCCAACTCATCCTATTAGTCATATTGATGATCATCTAGGAGAGATTGCTCTTTGTATCTTATCAGCAGTTAATGTTGGTAAGATTAGAAGTGATGAAGAACTAGAAGAGTTGTGTGATTTATCTGTTCGTTCATTAGAAGAGTTGATAGACTATCAACAATATCCTGTATTAGCAGCAGAACAAGCCACAAAGGCACGTAGAAGTCTTGGAGTTGGTTTCATTGGACTTGCACACTATCTTGCTAAACTTGGATTTGAATATGGTTCACAAGAGGCATGGGATGCAGTTCATGGACTTGCTGAGTCATTCCAATACTATCTTCTTAAGTCGTCTAATCAGATTGCTAAGGAGAAGGGGCATTGTGAGAACTTTGGACGTACCAAATATGCCGATGGTATACTACCAATTGATACATATAAGAAGGACGTAGACGAGATTTGTTCTCAACCTTTACAACATGACTGGGAATCTCTTAGAGCATCTATCAATGAGTTTGGGTTACGGCACTCAACATTGTCTGCACAAATGCCATCGGAGAGCAGTTCCGTTGTGTCAAACGCTACCAATGGAATCGAACCTCCTAGAGACTACTTGTCCATTAAGAAATCAAAGAAAGGGCCTCTTAAGCAAGTTGTTCCATCTTATGCTACACTAAAAAATAATTACACTTTACTATGGGATATGCCAGACAATAAGGGGTATATTAATATAGTAGCAGTGATGCAAAAGTACTTTGATCAGGCAATTAGTGGTAACTGGAGTTATAATCCAGAACACTATCCTGACAATGAAGTTCCAGTCTCTGTTATGGCGAATGATTTATTAACCACCTATAAGTATGGTTGGAAAACATCTTATTATCAGAATACTCATGATCAAAAGAGTGATGAGATGGAACCAGCACATCCTATGGGATGGAAAGATGATGTTAAGGAAGATAAAATTTCTACCTTAATGTCAGAACTAGAAAATGCTGATGAGTCGGAGTGTGAATCCTGTGCAATCTAACGTGAAAGGAATGACGGTATTTAATACCGACGAGGTTGATTATAAAAAGCAACCAATGTTCTTTGGTAAACCTTTGGGTATCCAGAGATATGATTCTTATAAGTATCCTACTTTTGATAGGTTAACTACTCAACAGTTAGGGTACTTTTGGAGGCCTGAAGAGGTGTCCTTACAAAAGGATAGAGGAGATTATCAACAGTTACGTCCAGAACAGAAGCATATCTATACTTCTAATTTGAAGTATCAGATAATGTTGGATTCAGTTCAGGGACGTGCTCCTGGTATGGCATTTATACCATACTGTTCTCTACCTGAGTTAGAAGCATGTATGGAAGTGTGGGGATTCATGGAGATGATTCATAGTCGTTCTTACACTTACATTATTAAGAATGTATATCCAGATCCTAGTGAAGTATTTGATACTATTATTAAAGATACTAGGATATTGGAACGTGCTAAGAGTGTTACAGGAGCATATGATGACTTCATTAATGATGCACAGGTATGGGGACAGGGTAATTTGTGGAAAGATTTACCTAATGTAGAAACATCTTTACCTGTTTTAGAGATGAAAGAACTCAAACGTAAACTTTATCGGGCAGTAATGAATGTTAACATCTTGGAAGGGATACGCTTTTATGTTAGTTTTGCTTGCAGTTTTGCATTTGGTGAACTTAAACTTATGGAAGGGTCAGCTAAGATTATATCGCTCATTGCCAGAGATGAAAATCAACACCTTGTCCTCACCCAAACAATCTTAAAGAACTGGAGAGAGGGTGATGATCCAGAAATGAAACAGATTATGCAGGAGGAAGAGGAGTGGACGTATAAACAGTTTGATTTGTGTGTGAATGAAGAGAAGAAGTGGGCAGAATATCTTTTCAAGAATGGTAGTATGATAGGATTGAATGACAAATTATTGTTTCAATATGTTGAGTGGATTGCCAATAGACGCATGAAGACGATAGGATTGAAGCCCGTTTATGATATTCCTGCTAGGAACAACCCACTTCCTTGGACGCAACATTGGATTTCTTCTAAAGGACTTCAGGTAGCACCACAAGAGACAGAGGTTGAATCCTATGTNGTTGGTGGTATCAAACAAGACGTTAAAAAGGACACTTTTGCAGGATTCTCTNTATGACAAAGACTTACGACGATTCCAACTGGCGTGAAGAGATGAAGGGATATACTTCTAACAAACTTCAGTTAGAGATGTTGGATAGTGGTCCTAAGAGTCTTTCTCAGTCATGGATAATGCAAGCAATGTATAATAAGTGGAAAAAGATGAAGGGGTATAAAGANCCTCCACCACCTGATTGCTCATCCTCACTCAAAGAGTGGGAAGAAAGCATTAAAAAATACAAATCCTGACATGCCTACTACCATCAAATTTACTATTGCACAAGACGGTACTGTTACTGAAGAAGTACAAGGAGTTAAGGGAACACAATGCGAATCCTTAACAAAAACCATAGAAGATAAACTTGGTATTATCGAAAACCGTATACATACTCCAAGCTTCTATCAGAAAGGAGAAGTGGATGTTGAAGAATTTACTCACGACTCGGAGTGTGCTTAATGTCTCATTTTACTAAGATTCAAACCAAGTTAAAAGATCGTCCTGCTTTAGTAGAAGCATTAAATCTTCTTGGACATTTTCCTGAAGAGGAAAAGGAATTAAAAGTTACTGGGTATCATGGTAAAGGACATGAGACTGTTACTGCTGATATAGCAATAGCAAAAGATTCTGGTTTCAAATGGAATGAAACTACAGGAACNTTTGAATTAGTTGCTGATGTTCAGACATGGGATATGAATATACCTATTACTAGGTTTCTGGATAAACTTACACAACAGTATGCGAGAATGATGGTACACAATACTGTCAAGGAGATGGATGGATTTGAAGTACAGGAAGAGTGGGAGATGGATAATAATAGTATAGAGATAACAGTGACTAGGTGGGACTAAATATGGCTAGAGATACAAAAATTATGAAATGGTTGAAGGCTTATATGAAAATGCCTGGACCTATCAAGGNACAGCTTTTACTTCTGACGACATTAACTCTTTCTTCGGTTTCGTCTACAGGATTACTAATTTACAGTCGGGTAAACAATACATCGGNNGNAAATACTTTTGGCAAAAGCGTAAACCTAGAGGTGGTAAGAGAAGGGTTACGTCTGAGAGTGACTGGAAGAGATACTATGGAAGCTCTGATGAACTTAANGCAGATAGAAAANTACTTGGGGACTCCTCGTTCAAGCGAGAAATCTTGTCCCTCCACACCACCCTCGGCAAAGTAAATTATGCCGAAACAAAAGAACTCTTTTTAAATGGAGTTCTAACTGAATCATTAGATGATGGTTCACCCGCATATTACAACAGTAACATCTTAGGACGTTACTATAAGAAAGATTATTTTAACCCTGAACAATGAAGATTTTTTTAGACACCGCCGATTGCTCATCAATTCAAAAGCATTTTGCTTCTGGATTAATTGATGGTGTTACAACTAATCCAACTCTTATTCGTAAGAGTGGTAGACTTCCTGAAGATGTATACCAAGAACTTAAAGGTATTGGTGTAAAGGATAT